TGCTTCAGCTACATCTACAGGTACAAAGGGTCAGATAGCAGTAGATGCAACGCATTTATATATATGCACCGCAACCGATGTATGGAAAAGGGTAGCCATTTCTACATTCTAACATTATGGATATTCGTAAGATAAGTGTTGGACCTGACTACAAGTCGGGGGCTATGCACTACATAGTAGGACAGGAGATACTAAACGGTACGCATAGTATACACCTAATTATGTATGACTTAAATACTAAGTCTATAAAAATATGGATAGAGAGTAAAAAGGAAGAGGTCTTACTTTGGAAAGAGTTTACGGGCACAATGCCTATATCAATTGAATATAATATAAATTTTTAATGAAACATGCGTTCACCATTTTTTTTTATTGTAAAACCTGAGAACAACAGGCGATACGATAACACCAAGAATATATCAGGAGTTGAGGTAATAACAAGCACATCTGAGGAGGACGTAAGGTTTTCTAATAGAAGGGGCATTGTTCAGGAGTTACCGCTAGGGTACGATGGACCTATAAAGGTTGGAGACACGCTACTTGTACACCACAACGTTTTTAAGTTTTACAATGACATGAAGGGTCAAAGGAGAAGCGGTAGAAGTTTCTTTAAGGACGACTTGTTCTTCATAGAGCCTGACCAATTCTTTATGTACCACGACGGCAAAGATTGGAATGCCTATGACAGGTTTTGTTTTGTAGAGCCAATTGATGTAGAAAATTCTTATATTTACAAGAACATAAAGGAAGAGCCACTAATGGGTCTCATGCTTTACCCTAATGACTACTTAAAATCAAAGGGAGTAAAATCAGGAGACAAGGTTACATTCAAGCCTGAAAGCGAGTATGAGTTTTATGTTGACGATAAAAAAATGTACAGGATTTATGACCATCAAATCACAATGGTATTATGAGAAAATTTTTTAAATCATTAGCTATTTTACTTATAGCAAAGATTATTGTAGACATCGTACTGTTGTTGTTTATTATTAAGATTATATTATAGATGAATTCAAAGGAAGTTAAATTAAAAATAATTGAAGCAGGTCACAGGGCGGTAGAGCAGCTTATAAAGGTTGCCAAGGAGCAGATTATAAAGCACGACCCCGAGGATGACATATCGGCAGACAGGTTAAAGAATGCTGCCGCTACAAAGAAGTTAGCAATATTCGATGCGTTTGAAATCCTTAACAGGATTGATGCAGAGAAGGAGGCTATAGAGTCATTGAGTAGTGGACCAAGCAAGGTAGATACAAAACAAGGGTTTGCAGAAAGAAGGTCAAAATAATATATATAGGGTACTTGAAGAATATATACCCAAGAGTGTACTGTCCAACAAGAATAGAGCTAAGACTTGGAAGTATGGCTACAACGACACCTATGACCTTATTGTAATATCCAAGGACGGGACGTTGGGTGAGGTTATTGAAATTCAAAATTTAAGGATAGGACTACCACTAGCTCCTAAGAAGTGTTTCAAGAGACACGCTAGTAAGGAGAAGCAGTATTGGGAGAGGAAAGAACTTCCAAGGGAACTTACAAAGATACAATCTATTTTTCAATGGAATGACATGCCTAAGGAGTTTAAGAGTAGGTGGGTAGACTTAATTGAAAATGAGTTTGATTTTAGGGAGGATGGTTATTGGTTCATGAACAACGGTAAGCCTACGTACATGACAGGCTCTCACTACATGTACCTTCAGTGGGCATCTATAGATGTTGGATACCCTGACTTTAGGGAGGCTAACAGACTTCTGTATATATTTTGGGAGGCTTGCAAGGCAGACAAGAGGAGCTTTGGTATGGTATACTTAAAGATAAGGCGTTCAGGATTCTCCTTTATGTCATCGTCAGAGTGTGTAAGTACTGCCACACTAGCCAAGGATGCTAGGGTTGGTATACTATCCAAGACAGGTAGTGATGCCAAGAAGATGTTCACCGACAAGGTTGTGCCAATAAACAGCAGGTTACCATTCTTCTTCAAGCCTATTATGGATGGTATGGACAAGCCAAAGACTGAGTTAGCGTACCGTGTACCTGCCGCTAAGATTACGAAGAAGAATATGTTCGACTCTGACAGTGACACTATAGAGGGGTTAGATACTACTATAGATTGGAAGAATACAGACGACAACAGCTATGATGGTGAGAAGCTTCTATTGTTAGTACACGATGAGAGTGGGAAGTGGATAAAGCCAAACAACATTTTAAATAATTGGCGTGTAACTAAGACATGTCTTAGGTTGGGTAGCAAGGTTATAGGTAAGTGCATGATGGGTTCTACATCAAACGCTTTATCTAAGGGTGGAAGTAATTTCAAGAAACACTACGAGGACTCTAACGTACAGAAGAGGAGTGCCAATGGTCAAACAAGTAGTGGTCTGTATTCATTGTTTATACCCATGGAGTGGAACATGGAGGGGTTTATCGACAGGTATGGGATGCCTGTATTTAGGAATCCTAAAAAACCTTTGATGGGCGTAGACAACGAGCTTATTTATCAGGGGGCTATTGACTATTGGGAAGCCGAGGTAGACTCATTGAAGAATGATGCCGATGCATTAAATGAGTTCTATAGACAGTTTCCACGTACAGAGTCTCATGCATTTAGGGATGAGAGTAAGCAGTCTATATTTAACTTAACAAAGATATATCAGCAGATAGATTACAACGACTCATTAATACGTGAGCATCATGTAACACGTGGGTCTTTCAGTTGGAATAATGGGGTAAAGGACACGAAGGTTATATTCTCCCCCAACAAGAGTGGGAGGTTCTATGTCAGTTGGACTCCTAGTGATAAGATACACACTGCACCTATAAATAGGAATGGATTGAAGTACCCACCCAATGAGCACTTAGGTGCGTTTGGTTGTGACTCTTATGACATATCAGGGGTTGTTGGAGGTGGAGGTTCAAACGGAGCATTGCACGGACTAACCAAGTTTAACATGGACGATGCACCAAGCAATGAGTTCTTCTTGGAGTATATAGCCCGACCACAGACGGCAGAGATATTTTACGAAGACGTTCTTATGGCGTGTGTATTCTATGGTATGCCAATACTGATAGAGAACAACAAGCCAAGGCTGCTATATCATTTTAAGAATAGGGGGTATAGGGGGTACTGCACAAACAGACCCGACAAGCATTACAATAAGCTATCCAAGACTGAAAGGGAATTGGGTGGAATACCAAACACAAGTGAAGACGTTAAGCAGGCACACGCATCAGCCATAGAGTCTTACATTGAGAAGTATGTTGGGGTAGACTTAGAGGGTTCGTACAGACCATCTGATGAGTTTGGCTCTATGATTTTTACAAGGACCTTAGAGGATTGGGCAAAGTTTGATATAACCAACAGGACTAAGTTTGATGCATCAATAAGTTCAGGTTTGGCTATCATGGCTTGCCAAAAACACTTATATCAGCCTGAGAGAAAACAATCAAAAATAAACATTAACTTTGCAAGATATAATAACAAGGGAACAACAAGTCAAATTATTACATGAAGGATGTCAAAATAAACATTTCATCGACAGGGTTTCCTAGTCAATTTGTTTCAGATTCTGAAAAGGCAACGGATGCTTTCGGTTTACAAATCGGGCAAGCTATTCAGTATGAGTGGTTCAAGAAAGACGGGAATCAGTGTAGGTTTTATGACCAATGGAGAAACTTCCATAGGTTAAGGTTATATGCTCGTGGAGAGCAGCCGGTTGGAAAGTATAAGAATGAGTTGGCTATTAATGGCGACTTGTCTTACTTAAACTTAGATTGGACACCCGTTCCAATAATGCCTAAGTTTGTTGACATCGTAGTTAACGGAATGTCTGACAGGCTGTTCAAGGTTAAGGCATACGCTCAGGATGCAATGTCTCAATCAAAGAGAAGCAAGTATCAGAATATGATAGAGGGGCAGATGGCTGCCAAGCCTTTGTTGAACATTATACAGGAGAAGGCGGGAGTAAATCCGTTTACGGTAAACCCTGACGACCTTCCTGCTAATGATGAGGAGTTGGCTTTATATATGCAGCTTAACTATAAGCCTGCTATAGAGATAGCTGAAGAGGAGGCTATCAATACAATGCTTGAGGAAAACAAGTACATTGACATACGTAAGAGGCTTGACTATGACCTAACCGTGTTAGGAATATCTACAGCCAAGCATGAGTTCCTTCCGGGTTCAGGTGTCGAGGTTAAGTATGTAGACCCCGCTAATGTTATTTACAGCTACACAGAAGACCCTCACTTCAAAGACTGTTTCTATTGGGGTGAAGTTAAAACAGTTCCTATAACTGAGTTATTAAAGATTGACCCTAAGCTTACTAAGGAAGACCTAGAAGAGATTTCTAAAAGTGGGCAGAGTTGGTATGACTACTATAACACAGCTCAGTATTATGATAACGATATTTTCTATAGAGATACTGTGACGCTAATGTACTTCAACTACAAGACCACTAAGAAGATGGTCTACAAGAAGAAAGTAAACGAAGAGACAGGTAGTACTAAAGTGATTGAGAAGGATGACCAATTCAACCCACCACAAGAAATGATGGACGAGGGGAACTTTGAAAAGCTTTCCAAAACAATTGACGTGTGGTACGATGGGGTAATGGTCATGGGCACTAACTACATACTAAAGTGGAATCTTGCTGAGAATATGGTTAGACCTAAGTCATCAAGTCAGCACGCACTTCCAAACTATGTGGCAGTTGCCCCAAGGATGTATAAGGGAGTTATCGAGTCATTGGTTAGGAGAATGATTCCATTCGCTGACTTGATTCAGATTACACACTTAAAACTACAGCAGGTTATATCCAAGGTTGTTCCCGACGGAGTATTTATAGATGCAGACGGTTTAAACGAGGTTGACCTTGGAACAGGTAACGCATATAACCCTGAGGATGCATTAAGGCTATACTTCCAAACGGGTAGTGTTATAGGTAGGTCATACACTCAGGATGGTGAGTATAATAACGCACGAGTTCCTATACAGCAGTTAACGTCAAATTCGGGTGCGTCTAAGACGCAAATGCTTATAGGCAACTATAACCATTACATGAACATGTTACGCTCTGTAACAGGCTTAAATGAGGCGAGAGACGGAAGTATGCCTGACCCTAACTCATTGGTTGGAGTTCAAAAGCTTGCTGCGTTGAATTCAAACACAGCTACAAGACACATACTCAACGGAAGCCTATATATGTTCAGGACAATATCTGAGGCTTTAACCTATAGGATTGCTGATGTATTAGAGTACTCTGATTTTAAGGACGACTTTATAAATAAGATTGGCAAGTATAACGTGTCAATACTTAACGACATCAAAGACCTTTATATATATGACTTCGGTATATTTATTGAGGTAGCACCGGACGAGGAAGAGAAGGCGCAGCTTGAACAGAATATTCAAATGGCTCTTTCAAAGGGAGACATTAACTTGGAGGATGCTATAGACATCAGGGAGTTGAAGAATATAAAACTAGCGAACCAACTACTAAAAGTTAAGCGTAAGTCTAAGCAAGACCGAGAGGAGAAGATGGCTATGCAGTCACAGCAGATGCAAGCACAGCAACAGATGCAGTCCCAACAGATGGCTGCACAGGCTGCTATGCAAAAGCTTCAGATGGAGTCACAGGCTGCTATGCAAATTAATCAGGCTGAACTACAGTCTAAGTTGAATCTAAGGGAGCAAGAAGCTCAATTGAAGTTGATGCTTATGGAGAGAGAGTTTGAGATGAACCTTCAGTTGAGGGGGATGGAATCTTCTCAGTTAGCAAATCGTGAGCAAAGCAGGGAGGATGCTAAGTCTAAAAGAATAAGTCAGCAGAACACTGAGCAGAGTAAGCTAATAAACCAACGGAAGAATAACCTTCCGCCAATGAACTTTGAATCTAATGAGGATAGTTTGGATGGGTTTGACCTAGCTGAGTTCTCTCCTCGGTAGTATAAAAAATATATTGATATGAATGGACCAATTAAAAAAAATAGAAAAAGGCACGCAAGAAGTATAAGACAAGGTGTTGGTAACAAGTTACAAAATGGGAAGGTTGAAACACATAGAATGCAATGGGGTGATTCTGAAAACAAAAAAGGTAAAAAAGTATATCATGTAAATCCAAGTATTACGTTTGATGAAAAAGGTAAAGTTAAACCACAGACATATAGACAAGCAGTTGAAGCAGGAGAAGTTTAT